TGCAACGGGTAGGTATGGCGTTTACTGAGCTAGACAAGCTACCTGATTACTACCAGTACTTGCTTTACGTAGCAGTCACGGCCAGCTTTGGTATACGTGGTGCTGACAAGCTGATGCAGATGAAGGGTGGTAAGTAATATGGCTGTAGGTATGTTTGATCCAGACGATAACCCTTTTGCACCGCCAGATAAATATGGTCCCGGTTCTCCTACGTGGATTAGTCTTGTAGATGCTTACCTTAATGGTGGACCTGCTCCTCCGGGTATGACCTTAGCTCAAATTAGAGCATTAAATGCGGCAGTTCGTAAAGAAATTCGTGAGCCTAGGCAGCTATGCAACGCTGCTGGAGGCTTTGTTACTCAAGCTGGTAATGTTTGTTTATTTGGAGAAGCCGCTACAACTAAAGCAAATGAAATACTAAACAATCCTGATGCACCTCAAGGAATTAAAGATAAAGCGCAAAGGTGGTTAGACGCTAATCCAACAGAAGAAACAGACACTGGTGAAACAGAAGAAGAGACTAAAACACTACAAGATTACATTGACGAGTTTGGTGAAGACGTAGTTAATACGGCACAAGGTATTTATGATGACGTAGGTGGTTTTATAGAAGGTGCTAAAGACGATCCTTTGGGTACTCTTGTTTCTATTCTTGATGTTGTTGTTGACGCCGGTATACCTGAAAAGTGTCAGGATTTACAAGACTGTAAAACCGCTGACCCAGCTAAAGGAACTTACTGCTGGAAAGACTGTGTTAACTTTAGTGTGCTTGCTGGTATTCCGGGTTTGCCTAGTCTTCCGGGTATGCAAGACGTAGGTACTTATCGTGACTTTGAAGACGCTGTAAAAGAAATAGGAACAACTATTGGCGATGTTATAGAAGGCAACGCTAACTGCGGAGAAAATAACGACCAAGATTGTACTGTTTCTCAAGTTCTAACGGACGCTGGAACTTGGGTAATGAAAAAAATTGAGGGCGTTTTCAAAGACATTGATGATGCTTCAATAGATGACGCATACGATTGGATAAAAGGAATATTTGGAGCCGCAGTAGGTGGATTTGTATTTTCACAAGTTAAAGAAGAAATAGAAGACTTATTTTTTCCTATAGCTCCGCCAGATGACACTCTTATTGACTGTGCAGACTACGGCAGAGAAGGCGGTGAAGTTTCTGATGTTAATGAATGTGGAAACTGTAAGGAAAAAGGCGTAGAACCCGGAGAAGACGGCAGATGTCGCAGAGTCATTAAAGATGACTTTGAGGATGACGATGACGAAGTTGACGTATCCGAAGTTGAGACAACTTGTAAACGAGAAGGCAAAAAATACAACGACTTGTTAGACGAGTGTGGCGACTGTATACAAGAAGGCTATGCGCCGGGCGCTGATGGTGTTTGTGAACCTGTGGACGGAGACGCTGGCACTGGTGGCGGGGACGATACTACAGAAGTTTATGACCCAGACTGTGAAACAGACCCAAGACCTACTGGACTTTTAACATTTAATCTTTTAAACAAACAAAAAATATGGGATCAAAAGTGTGGTGGAACTGTAGATACTGGAGGCGATGACAGTGGAACAGACACCGGAGGTGATGAGGTTTTTGACCTGCCTTGCCCTGACGGATACAAAAGATTTAATGGTGAGTGTGACTTACCTTGCCCTACTAATCCCTCAATAGCCGCTAGCGATCCTAGATGTGGCGGCACAACTACGGGAACACCTACGTTTACTGTTGTTTGTGGACAGAAAGAACCTTACGCACCCACAGGTAATGCCATAGAGTACAACGCAGCTTACAGAGAATACGAAGCAGATTATAATGAAAAATGCGGACAAACCGGAGGACCTCCAACTGACGGCGAAGACGTACCTCCTGACGAACCTGCTGTAACGTGTGACGACCCTGCGGCTACTAACTTTGGACAAAAAGGTGCTTGTACTTACAGGCCTATTGTAAAAAAGTGTGAAGACCCTAATGCGTTAAATACTGGAAAAAAAGGACCTTGCAAGTACGATACCAGTGATCCTTGTTTGAGTGCTGATTACGCAGCGGCTAATCCAACAGAGTGCGGTACTGCTCCGTTAGACTGTAGTGACCCGGCTTACGCTGCGGCCAACCCAGACGAGTGCGGTACAACTCCTCCTCCAGAAACATCGAGTGGTGGCGGTGGAGGCGGCGGTGGAGCTGGCGGAGCCTCTGGAATGTTTGACCTAGAGTCTTTTGAGATCACAGGCGACCCACAGCTTTTAGCTAAAATGGAATTTCCCATAACTGACTTTTTGAGTGGTAGTATGTTCAAGGATTACGTATGACATATTTAGACATAGTAAACAACGTACTGAGGCGGCTCAGAGAAGACACAGTAACTACTGTTACCAACGACACGTACAGCACAATGGTTGGTGACTTTGTTAACGATGCAAAGCAACTTGTAGAGAACGCTTGGGATTGGTCTAATCTTAGGTCTACCCTGACGATTACTACGGCTGCTGACGACTACACGTACTCACTGACGGGTTACCAAGACCAAGGTAAGATTCTGAACATTGTCAACGACACGTCTAACATCGTCATGGAGTACAGACCTCAGACTTGGTTTGACGATAAGTTTTTAGTTAACACTCCTGTTTCTGGTGAACCTCAGTACTACACTTTTAGTGGCATCGACGGCTCTGGTGACGCACAGATCGACGTGTACCCTAAGCCTGACGGTGTGTACTCACTGAAGGTCAAGAGTGTCATCAGGAACGTAGCGTTGAGCGGTGACGACGATGTACTGGCTATCCCTAGTCAGCCTGTAATCCACATGGCAGTCGCTCTGTTGGCTCGTGAGCGTGGCGAGACAGGCGGTACATCAACCCCAGAGTACTTTGCTATTGCTGACAAGTACCTGTCTGACGCTATTGCTCTGGACGCCCAGAAGCACCCTGAAGAAACCGTTTGGTTTACACCGTAGGGAGACACTAGATGGCCCAGCCACTACAGAGTATTAACCTAGTTGCTCCAGGATTTAAAGGAGTCAACACAGAAGATTCGCCAATAGCACAAGATCCGTCCTTTGCGGATGTTGCAGATAACGCTGTCATTGATAAACGTGGTCGTATTGCTGCACGAAAAGGAATCAGTGTTGTAACAACAGACAAAACAGAGTTAGGTACTGACTACGTACACAAGATTCATCACTTTTATGATGATGCTGGTAACGAAGTAATCTTCACTGCTGGTAACAACAAGATAATGACAGGCACAACTACGTTGACTGACGTAACTCCTGCATCTTACACAATTTCAGCAAACAACTGGAAGATTGTAAACTTTAACGACAAGGCGTACTTCTTCCAGCGTGGGTACGATCCACTGGTGTACGATAACACCAACGGACTGCGAACGTTTACTGTAGCTAACGGCACAGCCACAGACGCTACTCTTAAGTGTCACGAGGCTCTGTCGGCATACGGACGTTTATGGGTTGTAGACAACGAAACAGATACACAGACTATCTACTGGTCTGACTTGCTGATAGGTAACGATTTTACTGGTGGGTCTAGTGGTTCTATTGACGTGTCTAAAGCGTGGCCTGATGGTTACGATGAGATTAGGGCTTTAGCAGCACACAACAACACACTGGTTATCTTTGGTAAGCACAGCATCCTAGTGTACGGTGGTGCAACTAGTCCAGCTAGCATGGCTCTGGTAGATACAGTATCTGGTGTTGGTTGTATCTGTAGAAACTCTATCCAGAACATCGGTACAGACATTCTGTTTATGTCTAACTCTGGTCTGCGTAGCTTGGGCAGAACAATACAAGAGAAGTCACTGCCTATTTCTGACTTGAGTTTGAACGTTAAGACAGAGATTATTGAGGTAATCCAGAACAGATCAGCACCTACTGCTGCTATTTACAGCCCAGAGCAGTCGTTCTACTTAATTTGTTTTCCAGATCAGTCCACTATCTATTGTTTTGATCTGAAAGGTAGATTAGAGAACGGGGCATACAGGGTAACCAGATGGACTTCTGTACCGCACAAGTCGTTTATGCGACACACTGACGGTACTTTGTACATTGGTACGTCTGACGGTTTGGGTACTTACTCTGGTTTCTTGGATAACGAATCCGTGTACCGCTTTAGGTACTTTAGCCCTGCGCTGACGTTTGGTGATTCTAGTAAAACAAAGTTTTTGAAGAAGATTAAGCCTACGTTGATTGGTGCTAACGAAGAAACTCTTTTTGTTAAGTGGGCATACGACTTTGAGACAACATTCAAGAACTACGAAATTAACGTAGGTAACCAAGTGCCAGCGTTCTACGGTGTATCAGAGTACGCAGTAGGTACATTTACTGGTGGAATTTTAACAACCAACCCTACGGTTAATGCCACAGGTAGTGGCAGTGTTGTAACCATTGGACTTGAGGCCGACATAGACGGTTCTCAGCTTTCAATTCAGGAAATTAACGTACTAGCACTGATAGGTAAAACAGTATGAGCAACTATACAAAAACAACAAACTTTACTGCTAAGGATACGTTGCCAGCGGGTGATACCAACAAGATTATCCGTGGTAGTGAGTTTGACACTGAATTTGATGCGATTGCTACAGCATCAGCAACTAAAGCGAACATTGCTTCGCCAACGTTTACAGGGACTGTGACAATACCCGCTTTAAACTTTACGGGAACTCTGTCTACAGGTACAATTGATGGAGGTACTTACTAATGGGTATTTTAGGCGATCTCTTAGGGAGCGTAGCAGAAGACCTCTACGAAAACATCCCTACGGAAGTCAAAGAGTTATATACTGATGAGCTAGATCAAATTGTTGCTCCTGATATTACCTTCCAACCGTTTACGGTCACAGGGCCAACAGGAACAATTACAGGTGGTCCTGAAGGAACAACTTACGCTCTAGGCGGTACAGGTCAAGCACTGCAGAGTGCTTTGGAATCTGCGGCACTCTCTAGAATAGGCGCTGCTCCTGCTGCTGGTGCTGAACTAGGAGCCGCCGGTCAACAGTTGTTAGGCATGGGTCAACAACAGTTAGGCGTATCTCCCTTTGGCCTCGCTGGTCAACAAGCAGCGGCGCAGAGTGCGTTTGGTCTAGGTGAGCAGTTCATGGGCCAAGCCGGTATGCCTATCGGTACTAGAGAGCAAGAAGTGTACGACCGTATCAGGGCTACACAGCTTGGTGAAGAAGAAGCACAGAGGTTAGCTCTAGAAGAACGATTGTTTGCTCAAGGTCGTGGTGGTGTACAAACGGCTATGTTCGGCGGTACGCCAGAGCAACTTGCGTTGGCTAAGGCGCAGGAGTCTGCACAGAACCAAGCGGCTCTTATGGCTATGCAACAGGCACAAGCAGAGCAAGCACAACAGGCAGGTCTGGGTGCACAGTTTGCTGGACTAGGGTCAGATTTAGCAACACAGAGACTAGCTCTAGATGCCACACAGCAAGCTAGGGCACTACAGGCTCTGCAAGGCGGCATGGGATTGATGACAGGAGGTCTTGGGCTAGAGCAAGGGCAGCAACAGCTTGGCTTGAGTGCGCTTCAGGGCGCTTATGTGCCACAGGCAGCTATGCTTTCTGCGTTGTCTCCTGCTATCAATATTGCGTCTCTTGCTGACGTTGCACGTAGACAGCAAGGCGAGTACAATCTTGAGGCGGCTCTGGCAAATCTTCAGGGTCAAGTAGGCCAACGTGCAGGACTCGCTAGCTTGTACTCTGGTATGTTTGGTGGTGCTGGTGGTTTGCTCAGTGGTATTGGAGCAGGAGCTTCTGATGTTATAAGCGAACTAATTAAGCGGTACTCAGATGTGTCCTTGAAAACCAACATTGAGCCTGTTGGTAAGCTCCCCAACGGAATAAATCTGTACACTTGGGATTGGACTGAAAAAGGCAAAGAGCTTGCGGGTGATACTCCAACTTACGGAGTACTTGCACAAGAAGTACAGCAGGTTATTCCAGAAGCAGTAACCCGTGGTGAACACGGTTACTTAACTGTTGACTACTCCAAGCTGATTTAAGAGGACTAAAAAATGGCTATTGGAAATTACGATATAGGTGGTATGTTGGCTCGTAGTGGGCAAGTCCAAGGACAACAAATGGGTCAGGCCTTCAGTCAGCTTGGGCAGGGAATAGAAGGTATGCTTGGAGGCATCGCTGGAGGAATAGCGGCACGGGAAGAACGCAAGAACGCTGAAAGGGCACAACAGCAGTTCGATCAGATTCTTGGGGCTTACCAGAATAACCCTGCTGGTATGAGAGCCGAAGCCCAGAGCATGATCGCAAGTAGGGACCCTAATCTCCAGAGAGTTGGTCAGTTGCTGATGGATGAGGCTGATCGTGTTGAGGCTGTCCAGAAAGCTAAAGCAGAAAAGGGCACAGCACAGGGAATACAAGGAGGACTCTCTGCTATTACCCAAGCGGCGGCTCGTGGCACACCTCTAGAACAACTACAAGAGGCTATTGGATCTGTTGTTAACTTAGGAGGTACTCAAGCACAGATTATGAGTGCTTATCAAGCTGGTGTTGACATGGCTAAGGGAGCAAAGCCTGAGATATTTCAAGGAACACCCGGAACTCAGTTTTTAAGAAGAGATCCAGAAACGGGAGAGCTTGTTGTAGAAGCAACTGTTCCTTTTAAGCCTGAAGCCGCTCCTGCAAGCAAAGGTATCAAAACAGTGGAGCGTAAAGACGGTTCAGTGTCTGTCCTAGATGCTGATGATGGCTCTTTGATTAGCACGTTACCGCCCCCCGGCAGAGGCGAAGGAGATAGAGAGGCGTCTCTTAATTTGATTGCACAGACTACTAGCTTTATCAAAGACGTTGATGAGTTGATGGACCCCGGGTTTTTTGAAACAGGTTTAATAGGACAAGCTACTGCGGGTCTGGGGGGAACTCCAGCTTACGACAGAGAAAAGGATCTGCTGTCTATTCGGGCTAGGCTTGGTTTTGACCAGATCAACGAGATGAAGCGTTTAGCGGCTGAATCAGGAGCATCAGGCACAGGCTTGGGACAAATTTCTAATATTGAATTTATGTCTCTACAGTCTACCATTGACGCTATATACGTAGGTATGTCAGAAGAGGCACAAAACGAAGCACTAACAGCTATTAAAAAGCACCTGTTAAACGTACAGCAGTTAGCTTCTGGTGTTGCTCCTGCTGATGCTATTGATTGGTCAGCGTCTGAGTACAAGGCTGTGGGGTATCACAAAGACCCTGTAACTGGTACAGTATTCTATGCACCTAACGGAAAAAGCGGGGCAGTGTACAAGCTGGTGGACGGTAAGTTTGTTAAAGTAGGAGCTTAACGTAATGTCTCTTGCAAAAGATATGGAAGCATTTGACAGAGCCTTTGGTGAACCCGCACAGGGTGAACCTCTGGTGTCTGAAGAGCAAAAGAAAGAAATGCTGGTGGATGATGAGTCAGCGTTTGAAAGGGCGTTTGAGGCTGATGCAGTAGACGTATACAACTCTGATGTGAAAACAGAGGAAATGTCTCTGTGGGACAGGTTTTTCTCTGAGCCATACAAAAGAGGTATTGAACAACAAGCTCAGACCATGCAGAGGTTAAGCCAAAGCCAACAAGCAGGAACAATGGCTGGTATTAGTGCCGCTCTGAGTGATCCTGCGGTGCTTGAGGAGCAATACAGGCAGTCCACAAACATTCCGTCTGTTCTCTTACAGACAGTTACTACGCCCCTGAGAATAGCGTTTGACTCTGCGTCTGAAATGGTTATGTTTGGTGCGGAGCAAGGCGTAGGTATGCTACCCGAAGGGCTAAAGGAGGGTGCCGCAGAGCAGTTTCAGGCACTGATGCAGACCAAGGGTGGTCAGATGGCATGGGCAGCGGCTGGAGAGGGAATGGAGGCTTGGGAGAAGTTTAAAGAAAACTATCCTAACGAGGCAGCTAACCTAGTCGCTGTGATGGACTTGGGCTTTGCCAAAGGAACAGGCCCTCTCATTAAGCAAAAAGTAATACCTATGAAGCTAGAGAGAATCGGTATGCGAAACTCTGCCAAGCCGCTGGCTGGCGGTGACGCTGACGTTTACCGTATCTTGTTTGAGGACAAAAAGAAAACCAAAGAACAGGTAGAGTTAACTGAAGATCCTAGAGGAATTACCGGAAGGCAGGAACAAATAGCAACGCCCGAACAAGTTGAGTTGATTGATGTTGTTAAGTCTGCTGGAGTGTCGGGCAATAAAACTCTACAGCAAAACTACAACAGCTTGCAAAAGTACTATGACGGTCTTGAAGCAAGTCTAATGAAAATGCTCGCTAAAAACGAAAAGAAAACTAACTGGCCTGAGATTACTGAAAATCTGAGAGTAAACGCAAAGGCTCAGTTTGATTCTATAGTAAGAAGTAACCCCAAGCTAATGGCAAGCAAAGAGGCTAAAAAACAAGTTGCGGGTTTGTTTAGAGAATTTACAGCAATCTTAAATGAGCAGGGCGGTTCGCTACAGGGATTGCGTGTTGCTAGAAGTATGTTTGATGATCGTATGCAACGAATGGGCTACGATTTATCTGGAGATAGGCTGACGGTAGGCAACTTATCTGCTATGGCTGTACGTAAGGCTGTTAACCAAACTGTTTTTGATGTGGTTCCAGAAGCAGAAACTATATTTTCTAAGATGTCTCAAATTATTCCTGCGCTAAACACTTTAAGTACAAAAGCATCTACAGAAGCCAAAACACGCTTTGGTAGATTTATTGCAGAGCTTGGGCTAAATG